CAAGCAAAAGAAAAATAAAGAAAAACTTAATCCCAATAACAGTAAAAAATAATTAAAATAAAATAAAAAATATTAACAAATAAAAGTCTATATATAACCAAAACACAAAAAAAATTACCATTAAAACTAAAAAATTCCTTTATAAATAAAAAAATCTTAAAACAAAAATTTAAAAGAAATAAAAAATTAAATCTATAAAAAACTAAATAGTGTATAAAGAAAAATTGACCCATAACTAAGGAGAAATCCATGGCATTTCAGCTATCACCTGGGGTAAATGTATCAGAAATCGATCTGACTACTATTGTCCCTTCAACTGCCACTTCCATTGGCGGTATTGCTGGAAATTTCAACTGGGGTCCAGTTAGTGAAGTAGTTACCGTTTCTAGTGAGATCAATCTTGTTAGCAGATTCGGTAAACCAGACAATACAAATTATGAATACTGGTTTTCAGCGGCTAATTTCTTGGCGTATTCTAACAATCTAAAAATTGTTCGTGCGGCAAACACCACCTCAACACTTAATGCTACAGCAAACGGTTCAGGTGTTCTAATTAAAAATTCAGACGATTACGCAGCTAATCGTGAAACTGCATCAAATACAACTTACGGTCCTTTTGGTGCTCGTTACGCTGGCGCAATAGGAAATACACTTCGCATTTCTATGTGTCCAAGTTCTCAAGCATACTCAGCTAACTTAACAGTTACCGACAGCTTGAAAGCAAACGCAGTTACTTCTGGCGATACCACAATTAATGTTAATGGTAACGCTAATGCGGCTGCAAATATTGTTGCTAGAGACTTAATTTCTTTTGACGGCGGAACAACATACTATACTGTTGCTTCTGTTAACGCAACTGCAATTATTCTTACTTCTGCACCTGGTGCAATTACTGTAGGAACTCCAATTCTTCGCAAATGGCAATATGCTGACCAGTTTGGTGTTGCTCCAGGAACATCTTCATTTGTTTCGGGACTAACAGGTTCTGGCGATGAAATGCATGTTATCGTTGTTGATGAAGACGGTAAGTTTTCTGGAGGTGTAGCTAATACAGTTCTAGAAAAGTATTCATTCGTTTCAAAGGCTTCAGATGCTATCAACAACGATGGTTCTACAAACTACTATAAAACTGTAATTAATACTCAGTCGAAGTATGTTTGGTGGCTAACACATCAACCTGGTGCTTCAAATTGGGGAAATGCTGCTCAAGGAACAACATTTACCAATATCAATTCACCTTTCTCAGCATCGTTAAGTGCAGGTGCAGATGGTACAATTGGTAATTCAGAAATTATTACAGCATACGGATTCTTTGCCAATCCTGATGTTGTTGATGTTTCGTTGTTGATTTCTGGTCCAGGTAACACTACTGTTGCAAGTGATTTGATTTCAAAAGCAGAATCTCGTAAAGATTGCCTAGTATTCTTGTCACCAACTAAAGCATCAGTTGTTAATAATGCTGGCTCAGAAGCTACAAGCATCATTTCGTTCCGTGCTGGTTTGACAAGTTCTTCATACTCTGTTATCGATTCTGGTTACAAATATCAGTATGACAGATACAGCGATGTATATCGTTGGGTACCTCTAAACGGTGATATTGCTGGTGTCTGCGCTCGTACCGATCAAGAGCGTGATCCTTGGTATTCACCAGGCGGTCTAAATCGTGGTATTATCAAGAATGTAATTAAGTTAGCGTTCAATCCAACAAAGACTGAGCGTGATAATCTATATGTTCAAGGTATCAATCCTGTAGTAACTTTCCAAGGTGAAGGTACAATTTTGTTTGGCGATAAGACTATGTTGAATCGTCCATCTGTATTTGACAGAATCAATGTTCGCCGCTTGTTTATCGTTCTAGAGAAAGCGATTGCTCGTGCTTCTCGTAGTTCTCTATTTGAATTCAACGATCAATTTACTCGCGCTCAATTTGTAAACTTAGTAGAACCTTTCTTGCGTGATGTTCAAGGTCGCCGTGGTATTACAGACTTCCGTGTAGTTTGCGATGAGTCAAACAATACCGCAGAAGTTATTGATAGCAATAGATTCGTTGGTGACATTTACATCAAACCAGCACGATCAGTCAACTTCATTCAACTTAACTTTGTTGCAGTAAGAACAGGTGTTTCGTTTGATGAAATTGTTGGCCGTTTCTAATAAATAAGAGAGATAGGAGATAACAAATGGCATTTAATGTAAACGAATTCCGCTCTCAGATGGTAGGAGACGGTGCTCGCCCAAATTTATTTGAGGTGAGTATGCCGTTTCCTGGTTTCTCACAACCTGGAGACGCACAGAAGAAATTGACCTTCATGTGTAAAACTGCTCAGTTGCCTGGTTCTACTGTTGGTGTTGTACCTGTTCAATACTTCGGTCGTGAATTGAAGTTTGCTGGTAACAGAACATTCACCGACTGGACAGTTACAATTATTAACGATGAAGATTTTGTAATTCGTAATGCTTTTGAACGCTGGTTGAACGGTATTAATAGTCACAGCCTTAACATCCGCAATCCACTTGCTTTAGCTCCAGGTGGATATACTGTTGATGCAGATGTTACGCAATATGGTAAACAAGGTGGCACACTTAAAAAATATCGTTTCTTAGGTATGTTTCCAAATGATGTATCACCAATTGATGTTGATTGGGGATCAAACGACTCCATTGAAGAGTTTACAGTAACTCTATCATATCAATGGTGGGAATCAGTATCAGATAACGTGGCTTGATGAAAGAGAGGTCTTTTTTTGACCTCTCTTTTTACTGTTTAGGATGACAAAAATATGGCAGTAAAACTATTTGGTTTCACCTTAGGTAAAAAAGACATTGTTCGGGAAGAAAAACCCGAACAGGCGTCTTTTACTCTTCCGACCGAGGCGATTGATGATGGTGCAGTTACTATCACTCAAAATGCCCATTACGGTACATATGTTGATTTAGATGGTTCTGTTCGTAATGAGATAGAATTAATTACTCGATATCGTGAAATGTCAAATCACCCTGAGTGTGATATGGCTATTGATGAAATTGTAAATGAAGCCATCAGTCATACCGAAAATGGTGAGATTGTCAAGATCGTATTAGACAATCTAAAACAACCTGAAACAATTAAGAAAAAAATTATTGAAGAATTCAACAATATACAGAAGATGTTGAACTTTAGTAATTTGTCCGATGATTTATTCAAGCGTTGGTATATTGATGGTCGTATTTACTATCATGTCATAGTAAATGAAAAAGACCCTAAAAAAGGTATACAAGAACTTCGATATATTGATCCACGCAAGATTCGTAAAGTGCGTGAGATTCAAAAAGAACGCGATCCAAAAACTGGTGCCAATATTATCAAATCATTGGCAGAGTATTATGTTTACAATGATCGTGGTACAACAACACAAACTTTTAGTGCAAATGTAACACAGGGTTTGCGTATTGCACCTAATTCGATCATTAATGTAAATTCAGGATTGATGGATGCCAAAAATACATTCGTCATTTCTTACCTACACAAAGCAATTAAAGCACTCAATCAACTGAGAATGATTGAAGATGCTTTGGTTATTTACAGACTGTCACGTGCACCAGAAC